TTGAAGCGACCGTGAAGCGCGTCGATGAAGAGAACGGGCAGCTCCGGGGCCGCATGTCGCGACTCGAAGCGATCCTGCGGGCGTTCTCGACGACAACCGACCGGTGGGCACGCCAGATGCACCGGGCAGGGATCGAGCCGGAACCCGTGCACCCTCTGGTGGAGGAGTACAACCGAACTGGAGTCTGACCATGCCGGACATGCCCGCTGAGCGCAGGGCGGAGCGGCGCCTGGACCGCGGCGCGGCCGACGCCGACACCCAAGTCCATCTCGGCTGGCGCGAGCCCGACCCCGAGCCCCCGCCGCCCGAGCCGCCGGTCGAGCCGGAACCGCCAGAGGAGACCCCACCGACGGACGCGGCGCAGGAGGCCGTGCACCTGATGATGCTCGACAGCGCGTTCCTCGACGCCGGCCTGCCGCAGACCGACGCCGACACGGCCGCCGTGGAGGAGATCGCCAGACTCGACCCGGCGACCGTGCGGGCCGTGGCCGCCTGGGTGAAGCGCGGCCGCCGGCCGGAGACACCGACACCGCCGACACTGCCGAAATGACAGAGCCCCCACCGCCACGGCGGTGGGGGCCTTCGTCGTGTCCAGGGCTAGAACTCGAGCTGCTTGCGCACCTCTTCCGCCTGCGGGCCCGACGTCTGCGGCGGCACCTTCCACCGGTAGGCCGCGTCGGCGCCGTCCTTGTAGACCAGCGTCCCGCCCTTCGCCTGCTCCGGCGACAGATCGAAGACGGCTGCCTTCCAGTGGAACGATCCCGGCTGCACGCTGCCGGCGTTGTTGTACTTGTCCATCACGACGTTGAACGCCTGGCCGTCGCCTGCGTCCAATGCCTCTCCGTCGGGGGCGATCCACTCCCAGCCGCCGCCGGACATGGGTGGGACCTCCTCCGCGGGCACGGCCCCGATGTTCCGCACCTTCACCGTCACCACGGCGAACGTGCCGTAGGTGGAGGTCTCACCGCCGCCTTCCTTCGTGTACACGACGGTCGTCGGCGTCACCTCCAGCTCGCCCGTGCCGCCGTCGCCCACGGTGTGGGCTGGTTCCTCCAGGGCGAGGACGCTCGGCGACGGGGCCGGAGTCAGCTCGTCCGTGGACTCGACGACGGCCGGGCTTGATGCAGCGGACGGCTTACCGTCCTCGTCGGCAGAGCAGGCGGCGAGCGGAAGGCAGGTGGCGAACAGCAGGACCGCGATCTGGCGCGTGCGCATGAGACCCCCCAAGGTCATCACGATGAGACGCCGACCCTAGCGAACCACAGTTGAAGCCGAGACAAGTTCGGCGGAAGCGGGCCCGGCCTGCCCTTGCAAACGGCCGTCTGGTGAACCCGGTTGGGCGCTACGGCTCTCGATAACATGCAATATCGCGGGCGCTATTTGGGGTGATTGTCCGACTCTTCGAGGTGCTGCGACTCGCCGTCGAGCGCCCCCCGTTCGCGCCGTCGCCGGTTCACGTACCGGTGCAGGTCGCTGACGATGACGTCGGTCAACGTCCGGCCTTCCGCCTGAGCTTCGGCCATGGCCGCGCTCCACAACTCATCCGGCACGCGGATGTTCCGCAGCTTCGTCTTCCCGGTTGCTGGCCTCGCCATCGCTCCCCCTTCGGTCTGTAGGTACAGAAACTAGCATCCATCTGCCTATCCGGCTTGACAAGGGTCGAGCATGGGCCCATTCTGTAGGTACATAAACCGGTAGCTAGCAGGGAGATCGAATGACGACTCGCATCCCGCGCAACGCCAAGAGGGTCTACTACGCAACCGAGACCGTGACCCGTGACGGCCGCCGCTTCGCTGGCCGCGAGCAGAAGTCCACGACGTTCCGCGAGGCCCGCGCCTTCCTCGACGAGCTGAACGTTCCCGGCGGCGTGGCCGTCTGGAACGAGGGGAGCAGGAACGGCAATCACGACGCCGTGGCCACTCGCCACGAGGATGGGTCCTGGACCCGGCTCGACAGGTTCACGGGCAACTGGGAGCCCATGGAGTGACAGCAACCCACGCAGCACGATGCCCCGGCTGAAGGAAGCAGCCGGGGCATCGCCCGTACCGTACCCGATAGGAGACTCCGTGACCGACCTCGCCCCGCGTCAGCCGGAGGCCACCCCCGCCGTCTACGATGCTGCGACGCTCGCCGTCCTGCACGCCATGGAAGAGGCAGCCGAGAAGCACCTCGACGCCATCCGCCCCCACAACACGAAGCGCAGCTACGCCAACGACTGGGCGCTCTGGGAAGAGTTCCACGGGTGGCTCGCCGAACGCACCGGGCAGCCGCTGCCACCGACCGCCGTCACCAAGGGCACCCTCGTCGGGTTCGTCGTCTGGCTCGACACCATCAAGCTCGCCGCCCCCAACTCGATCGACCGCCGCATCACCGGCGTCACCGTCACCGCGCGGAACGAACACGGCGTCGAAGTACCCAAGGCCGCAACCGTCGCCGCGCGGCAGGCGCTCAAGCCGCTCAAGAACGACCCCGAACGAATGGCGCGCGGCCGGGGCAAGGCCGCCGCCGTCACCCCCGCCCAGCTCCAGCAGATGGCCGCCGCCGTACCCCAGGGTCTCGCCGGACTCCGCGACCGCGCCCTCTGGCTCCTCGCCTTCGGCATCGCCGGACGCTCCGCCGAAGTCGCCGCCCTCCGTGCCGACGGCATCGTCCACGTCAGCAAGGGGCTTGAGGTCCACGTCCCCGCCGTCAAAGGCCGCCCGCCCCGCGACGTCGTCGTCGGCTACGGCAAGAACCCCGACACCTGCCCCGTCCGCGCCTGGCTCACCTGGCGGGCCGCCTCCGGCATCACCAGCGGACCCGCGTTCGTCGCCATCGACGTCTGGGGCAACCTCGGCACCCGGAACCTGTCACCCGAAGCCGTCCGCGAGATCATCGCCCGCAACGCCGAACGCGCTGGCCTAGCCGTCCGCCTCACCGGCCACAGCATGAGGTCCGGGTTCATCACCACGTCACGCGTCGCCGGGAAGCGCGAGGAGAAGATCCGCGCCCAGTCCGGCCATGCCGAAAACAGCCCCGCGTTCTGGGGCTACATTCGGGAGGCCGACAAGTGGATCGACGCCGCATCTGAGGACATCGGCCTCTGACCCAGCGCGTAGTGGGGAGCAACATGGCAATGCAACTAGCGGACGGAGTCACGCTGGAGGGCTACGTCCCTTTTAAGGAGGGGGATGCCGCCAGCCTCCGGGAGATGTACACCAGCTACCTCCTCGAGGAGTACGAGCGGATCGGTGAACTTGCCTTCGGCAGCCCAGTAGCTGGCTACCTCGTCACCTCCCTCATTCGTCGCGATGGCGAGACCGTTGGGTACGTGTCCCTGGACCATGGCCGGCGCTCCGTGGAGCTCATCTACGTCAGGCCCGAGCACAGGGGACAGGGGCTAGCGAAGCTGGTCCTGGCGGAGCTGGACCGCATCTGTCCCCAGACCCTCGCCTTGAAGACACCTTTGTCGCCAGGCGGAGAGGCCCTGGCTGCGGAGCTAGGACTTGAGAAAGCGGACAACGACCCCGCCGAGGCAGCCAAGAACGAAGAGTCGCTTCGCATCATCCGAGAGGGCATCAAAAGGACCTGCCAGCACAAGAGCAAAGGAAGGCAGGGTGGAGACCCCCGCAAGCTCTGCAAGCGCTGCTATCAGAGCGCACTGCGGAGGTATGCCAACGCCGTGATCGACAAGTTCTCCTAAAGCCGAGGCGTACCACCCAGCGGTACAACCGGCGCTCCGACTGACAACCGACACATGAACGCCCCCGTAGCCGACCAGCTGCGGGGGCGCTTTCGTGTGGGGTCTACCAGATGCTGTCGCGTCGCATGTCGCCTCCTCGGTACGGGTGCGGCCACCGCGCGTCCCGAAGGACCCCGCCCCAGGGCGGCTGTGAACACGGTGGCCGCGTAGAAACGGTAGGCGAGCCTCCGCGCTCCTGTCAGCCCCATGCGGCACCGATCTTTTTCAGTCACGACCCCTGTTCTGGTGGCCGGTTCGGGTGCATCCTTTTGCGCACGGCCTCCCCGTAGCCCCGATAGGGGAAGCCCACCCACTGGCCCCGCCCTGCGCTGACCATGCGGGCGGGGCCGCGCCACCTCCCGGCTCCCCACGGGAGGCCAGGCGCATGCGCCCCGGCGTAGCCTGGTCGTGAGGCGCCAGTGAGGTGATCGCCATGAGCGGGTGGCTGATTCTGATCTTCTTCGTTCTCGTCGCCTTGGCCATATGGTCGTGGTCGTGGTCCAACAAGCAGGAGAAGCGCCACGCGCCTGCGAAAGAGGACGACTCTCCTCCGCACGATGGTCCAGACGACGTGGAGTGGTAACCCGAGCTGCTCCTGCGGCTCTGCCGTCTTAGGCTGAGGGTCCACCCCAGGGGGGACGCCTGGGAGGTAGCGATGCCCCGCCCCGTCTGGTCCGGCGCCATCAGCTTCGGTCTGGTCACGATCCCGATCAAGGTGCTGTCCGCGACCGAGTCGCACAACATCTCCTTCCACCAGGTGCATGAGAAGGACGGCGGCCGGATCCGCTACCAGAAGGTGTGCACCCTGGACGACAAGGTCCTCGGCCAGGACGAGATCGGCCGCGGCTACGAGGTCAGCAAAGACCAGGTCATCCCGATCACGGACGCCGAGCTGGACGCGATGCCGCTGCCGACGGCGAAGGCGATCGAGATCGTCGCGTTCGTGCCGGCCTCCAGCATCGACCCCATCCGGATCGGCGACTCCTACTACCTGGCCGCCGACGGACAGGTCGCCGCCAAGCCCTACAAGCTCCTCCGCTCGGCCCTAGAACGCTCCGACCGGGTGGCCATCGCGAAATTCGCGTGGCACAACCGCGAGCGCCTCGGCCTGCTCCAGGTACTGGAAGGCGACGTGATCGCCCTGCACTCCATGCGCTGGCCGGACGAGATCCGCG